AATCGGTTTGATAATATTTTTTATTACCGTTTATAGCAACGAATGTATCAGCTAATGTGGCAGTAGATACAAATTCACCAGCCGTGTCAATATAACCATATTCTATGAGATAATCAACAGATGTTGGTGTAGGACCATTATCAGCATTACCATTAGATGTTCTACCATTAGCATCATATATAGGACGTGAGGCGTCGCCTTCAGGATTAACTTGCAATCCTAATTGTGATTGTAATATTTTGTTTATATTAAAGTGATAAAATCCTGATTGGTTAGGATATTGTCTAAGTGTAGATATTGTAGTACTACCCTTTTTTATTTTTACTGCTAATTGTGTTCCCTGTACTGACCCATCGAATAGAGATACCACAACATCACCATTGGTTAGTTCGTATGTGTTAGGGGTATTTGTTATTATTGGTGTAGGCATATTATGATTTTGTTAATAATTTTAATAATCTATCCTCTATATCGACAGGATAAAAGTTACGGGCATTGATACCCCAGTTTCTATTTTTACGTGATGTGAATTGATAACCCTTTGATACACCAAATGTCTGTGCGACTGCATCAGTTAATCCTTTAGCTTTATATCGGCCTCCTCTGACACCGAATGAAAGGAAATAACCATAATCCAACATATCAATTTCGACACCATATTCGAATGCTTTAGTAGCCATGCTACGTCGCAATGCACCTGTATCGTCTTTAAAATTACCACCTTTTAATTCACGTAATATATCAGCGGCTAATTCTCTTAATTCCTGAGGTAGGTCTGTCTCATAGTAATCTGTTAAATCACTTATATAACGTTCTACTTCAGGTAAATTAGATTTAATCATTAGAATGGTGTTAAACAGCCGTCTATAGCTTTACCATAGTTTATTGTAAGCGTTGCTGTCGCACCTACAACATTGTCCTGGAAACGTTCTTTAAATGGCGTTATTGAAAATGGAGTAACAACATCAATTAATGGGTCATTAGTGGTGAGTAAAAATTGTGATACGATGTCCTGTATAATACCAATACAAATCGATTGACCATCAATCTCACATAATTCCCTATCCTTAACCTGGGTCATACAAATGAGATTCATAGTTAAATTGAATTCTCGTCTGTCATTAGATACAGTAACAGGATTTAAAAACACATATGGGTAATCAGGTGGTTCTTCATTATCAGGAACCTCAATATCACTCAGGTTACCATAGCCAACCAATTCCACCATTAGGTGTGAATTAGCTATCTGCATGATTCTATCGACTAAATCTTTATATGTCATCGTTTATTTTTTAATTGTGCTTTTTTCCTAGCCATTGCCTCGGTACGTGCTTTATCTTTATTCCAGGCTAACCAGTTTAAACATTGACGAATTGGTTTAAGTAATACCTCATCCATCTTAGTGAAATCATTATTGGCTAATACCATTGTAATGTCCATCCAGATATGTGCGGTATTGTTTTTCTTTCGTTTTACTTCATCGATTTCTTCCTCATCGCGGTCTATATTGAATAAACGTTCGTATTGCATATACAGCAATTTTCTCCAGTTTATATACGATTGTACTGCCGCATACACATCATTAAGTGTAACATCATCAGTGTCTTCGATATCGAATAATACTTCTACCATTTTAGGCATCATTGAGGAATATTCGGCCATATAGTTTTCTAAATCAATAAATTGACCTAAGGTTAAATCATCGAATTTGATTAGTTGATGACCATATAATGACGTTTTTACTTCATGCCACTCAGGGTTCTGTATTGCAACTAATAATGCACATGCTAATGCTTGTGTTTCCTCTGGAACAATAGCAGCCTCATTAATCGGCATATCCATACCTACAGAAATAAATTTAGCGGGCATATGAGTCCACTTATTCATCTCAACCCATTTATCTAGCGATAAATTGTCAGGTAATTTGTATTCGTTATCTCCTATTACTAATGATGGCATCGTGATTAAATATAATTCGATACATAATTGTATGAACCCTTTGTAGATTGTGTTTTACGACAATAGTTAGCTAATGCAAGTGATATTACTGTATCATCATGTAACCCAGATGGGTGACCATATTTGATAGAACGTGTTTTAGGATTATATTCGAATGTGAAATAACCTAATTCATCATACAGCGGTTGAAATAATTGTTTACTAGGAATCGTAATAGCACTGTTGTTAAAGTCTAATACCAGCCCCTCAATCACCTCTTGTTTTGATTTATTAGTAGTGACAAATGGTTCTATATTGTTGTATTTCGCCTTAAGTTGTTCAAACACTACGTCCCCCATAGAATTGACTTCAATTAAAGTAACCGCGTTATACTTGCGTATAAACACAAGCAGGTCATTAACCAACTCAGCCCATTGTAACTTATTGTTTCTGTATACATCAATCACATTACCGCGATTATCCATTATCGTAGCTACAGTGAAGTCATTAACTCGACCAATATCAATCCCACAATACAATGTTCCACTGTGTTTGGGATACTGGTCAAACGTGTGCATACCAATGTTACTGAATACCTCACCTCCATCATCAATAAAATCAGCCATATACTCCTGTTTGAATATATTTGGTGGTAATGTTTTTTTAGCATCATCGATTTCTTCTTCTGATATAAACGGTGTGTCCATACTTGTTCCCTGATACGACCTATAATTCTCATTATCAATGCTATTCCCTAATTCAAATATATCGTAAAACCAGTTTCTACCTTTGGGTGTACTGAGAAACAATACTTTCTTACCTCGTACGGCAAGTGTAGGGCGTACGGCCTCGAACCATGTTTCAGAACGCATGAATGCGGATTCGTCCAATATTGCATAATCGAAAGTAAATCCTCGGATGTTATCGTATCGTTCTGCACTTCGGAAATATATTTCGCTGCCTGTTCTAAGCTTAATGTAGGATTCACTGTAATTGCAAGATGATATAATGTCAGTATGTCGTATAGCATTGTCGATTTCTTTTTGTACTTTATTCGTTTGACTATAGACAGGAGACACCCATAATATCTTACATGGTTTCTTGTTTATAGCCCAATACAATAGCAGATTAATACCCATCAACGACTTACCAAACTGTCGCCCTACAGACACTATATGGTGTTTAGCTGTATCATGCAGCACACCATTAATGATTTCTTTTTGTTTATTGTGGGGGCTGAACCCTATTGCTTTCGTCATTGATATCGGGGCCAAATTCAAATTTCATATTATCGAATAAATCCTTACCATCAGCACCAACAACCTCTTGTCTGGCTAATTTAGGAATCACATATTCACTTAGTTTCAACATCAACATCATCGCTTCCTTAGGGTCATCGGCTGCTACCTGTCCTAGCCATGTTGTCATGTTATCGAGGTTATCCTCCATTAACAGTTGATATGCTTGTTTTATTTTACCAGTGACTTTATTGCCACTGCCTTTAGGGCGGCCATTAGGATTACCTGATACGCCTTCAGCCCAATTTGGATTACCTGTTCTACTCATGAGTTCTCGTTTAATACTTGCATTAATTGTTTATGTCGTTTAGCTATACAGCTACCACACGTTGTGGGTCTTACTCTTGCATTAAATAACCTGTTATAGGTGTAATACAATTTATTCCTATCATCCTTACCATATCGTTTCTGAGTACGGATAGATTCTAGGTATTCTAATTCTTCTGCAGTGGGGGTATTATATGTCATAATTCTATCGTGTTTAATTTTCTTGTTACTAACTCGCTTACAAATGCACCTACACCGCCTACCATGAGGCCCATAAGCAAACCGCTATACTGCGATACAATAACGGATGATACCCAATATCCCATGCATAAGCCACAATTAAACAGTGTCAAAGTATCTAGCCTTAAAAAGCTGAGACACAGTTGATAGGGCTTGCTTGCTAGTACTACTGCTGTTAGTACTCCAGCTATTGATGATATCATCAGTAAGTTTATTATTGTAATTGTTGTTGTCATCGTTATTAAATATAATTTTCTGTAATCTTGTTAATCCCCGCAATACTATTTTCCTAACACTGGTGTGAGGTACACCTAATTGTCTACCTACTTCGCTGTAGTTAGTATTATTGTTGAAGTAATATGTGATGAGTATTGCTTCGTATTTCATTTTCTCAGTACCATGGTACATCTTATCTAATGCCCTGAATACTATCTCTATCAATTTATCTCCTGTCTCATCATACTCAGTCGCCTCCATCTCCCTATCTGAGTAGTCTAAGAAACTGTCTCTGTATTGGTAGTGAAAGGGACTGGTGCTGCTTCTCCACTGATTCAGTCCTATTCTGACTAGGAAGAAGCGGGCTGTACCTGTCTCAATCGCAACTGGTGCTTTCTTATGTTCGAGGAATACTGTTATTACGTCATGTACGAAATCATCATACAGGTGTGGACGTTCACCTTTAGTAATGTTATATAACCATTTTCTGATGTCGTTGTAATTTTGCTGGATATAGTGGGATGGGTTCATTTATAATGGTTTTGCTTGTTTATCGTACCTTTGTATAGAACCTGTATTTGTGAGATGATTGAGAAGAGATGGGCATTGGAAGATGGCTGCATATTGTCTGAGGGCATAATTGAAATGGTCTTCCTCAGTCAGGAAACCATCTCTCTGATACCATTCCTTACCACTCTTTAATTTACTCTTCTTATTCAGCTTCAGGTAACATTTCTTACAATACACCTGCTTCCCGTCTCTATTTCTCGGGTTGTTACCGAATTCAGGCATCGGTTTTACTGTTTCGCACTTGGGGCATGTCTTGTTCATGGTTATACATATTACAGGAGAATGGAAGACGCGACTTATTTCAACATTTCTTCAATCGCTTCCCCCCCAAATGTCAGGTTTTAAATAAAAGATGATTAATGCCGTTAAGTTTGAATATAATGGAAGCTATGTTGTTGAATAACAACCTGACACATTATGCAATGCTTAAGGGACTTGATGTATCTGTTCCAACCAGGCTATTTCAACTGAAGTTTCGAATCTATTTTACATCGGATGTTCCAGCGATGACGGCCATACATATATGAAGGAAATCAAAAACGCGATTTTTCTTAACATTTCTTTTTTTGTCATACGAACACAACTTCTGGACTCCAACCTAAAGTAAACATTTCTTGTATTTTCCTTTTTCTCGTCATATGTATTGATGTCAAACAATTAAAAACAACAACAACATGGCCATTTATAATTTGGATAAGCTAACAAGACCCGTTATATTCGAGGGATTAGAACACGGTAAAAACACATACCCTACAGACTTCGATATGATATTCAACATCAGAAATGAGATTAACATTGTATTAGATGTTAAAGAGAACTTTAAAAAACCGATATTCGGTCAAACTATAACATACGTTAATATAGCACAGGCAATTGCTGATGCAGGTATTCCATCGTATGTTATTTGGGCGTCGCATAACAGCAATGTAAAACGCGTTTATGCCAAGGATTGTATCGTATATCAGATATGGTACAACGGTAAATGGATTAACCGTGATAAAATTTGTGATGTATACGGATGTGATTTAACTTATGGTGAATTACAGGAAATATTAATGACACGTCACAATGTAGAAGAATACGATTGGCGTAAACATAAATTTGATAAAAAGAAATATTTGCCTTCTTAATGGTTTCCATTTTTTTCATATATGTATAACCATGAAACGTGAATCAGGACAATTTAAAAACTATTGGGATTATGTTAAGCACACACAAAAATACCCTATTGCAACATATATCTACAGAAAATACTGGAAGCACAACATGGTGCGAATCAGATTGGTTATAAAAACTAATAAATTATTTAACAATGATATCTCCAGCCCTAACCAACTTACTCAAACAGACTAAAACTTACTATAAGTGTAAGCATAAATCTGAACTAATAGAAAAACGAATTAACCACATAAACAAGAAAAAATGATAGCCCTAAACTACTACTTAATAATAAAGGTTTTATGTGTAACTGTAACTTATGTATGTGCCTTTATGTTAGGCGTAGTACAGGAAAAATATAAGAATATGCAGTTGAAAATAGAAATTTGCGAGGAAGAAAAACATGTTTGACATTCATGTTGTTTTTTAGTTTAAGAGGGGGGCGTAAGCCCCCCTCCGTTTTTGACAACATGTGATAGCCCCACTATTATTCGCTGTCAGCTTTATCAATAATACTCCATACTCCTCCTACTACAGTCATAATAGCACCTGATAGTTCTAACATGACTTCTGCATCTAAATAACCTGCTGTAATCAACACACCACCTACAAAAGTAAGTGCATGTCTAATAATTCCTAGTGTTGTTTCTTTTTTCATTTTACTGTTTTTGATTTACCTTGTGAGTCTCTTATTACCCTATAACATTTTGTTTTCAACGATTCATCAGGATAATTGGGGAATCTGTAACATATATTAGCCTGATTCCAGTGAACTATAAATGTATCTCCTAGTTCATCACCTGAGAAGTCATTATCAATAAAGTTAGTCAATTCATCACCTGTATCGTAATCATACAATACACATCCTCTTTCTTCTACTACCCAATTACATAATATATTTGCCATAATTAATATTCTTCAAAGTAAACGGTGTCAATTGCTGTATCATGTCTATATGTTGTACCTGTTGGTTGTGGAGATAATAACAAATAGAAATAATAAGTTGCTGGTGATGTTCTATAGGCATTTAAGTCTATATTCTGCACTATATAAGGGGAATTAGTTTGTGCCATTAAATTACCTGCAGCTGGTAAGGTATAAACTGTTGTTGAAACAGCACCAGTACTTGTTTGACCAGTATCACTAAATACTTGAAATAGATTACCACTCCATGTAGTATTACCATAAGCATGATACCACATAACTAATCTTAGGTTATTACTTGTATTATTCATCAATGATGAGAAGTTATAACCTGGTGTTCTGCAGATATGGTCATATATGTTTCTACCTCCTGATGTTTCTTTATATAAATACCTTTGAGTTGATGAAGAGTTTGTTGCACCATTTGTAGTACTTGTCATACCACCAGCAGGACCAGTAAATGATGAAGGTGTGTTAGCGTAGTTACTATTAACTCCTTTAGCTTGTACACCTGATGTCCATTGACTTCCGTTAATCACAACCTGACCGTTTGCCCAACCATCTGCAGCATATGCAGCACTTGGTGACCAATCATTATTTTGGTTTGTTTCTCTAGCTTCACTATTGAAGTCATATATGTTACTTCTCCAAGGAGTACCAGTACCAGGCACTGCAATATTGTCTATAGAAGCAATATTGGCTTTAGCTATAGCACTTACACTTGTTATGCCAGTAGCCCAATCAATGTTTTGATATTTACTTATTGCCATTATGTTGTTTCAATATATTCCTGTGATGGGTTGAAGTATATCTTATCAGTGTCAATAGCATGTCCCATCAATCTAGCATAATCACCACCAGAAGGTTGTGTTGCTGTAAATGAAGAGTTATTAGCACCCCATAATTCAACTCCTCTAGTAAGTGTCAATGCTGTTCTAACCATCCCTCTTAACAATACTTCAGTACTACTTAATGCTACACCTAATATACCTTGTGTTGTTGCTAAAGCACTATTATTATATGCTAACCAAAAACCATTACTTCCAAAATAATATATTCTACCTATAGTAGGTGCTGATGGAAAAGCACCAAAATCAGCTAACTCACCTGACCATTGATTAACACCAGGGAAAGTATACTTAAATCCTTCACCCGCTATAAGTAAGTCTGAAGCTTGTATATTTACTGCATCTAATCTGTCGTTAGCTGCGTTATATGTAAATCCTGCTTCACCTGTTATAGTATCAGCATCACTAAAATACGCAATATTACCAGCTAATGGTGAACCTGATGTATCTACATAACCAGCTGCATTAAGTGTTGCAATATCTGCTGTATTAGTTGCAATGTTATTAGTATTATTTACAATATTTGCGTTAGCAGATTGAATATTAGCTGCGTTTGTTAAGATATTACCTGAGTTAGCAGTAATATCAGATGCATTAGTGTTGATACTAGCTAAGTTAGCACCAATTAATGTTAAATTACTAGCTATATTACCTGTATTTGTTACAATATCAGCTGTGTTTGTTGCAATGTTTGCTGTGTTAGTACCAATATTAGTACTATTAGTTGATATATTACCTGCGTTAGTTGCAATATCAGTTTCATTCTGCGTTATATCATTAGTATTGTTTGATATATTCGCAGCGTTTGTCGCTATATCCGTTGTATTAGTGGCTATATTCGCAGCGTTCGTAGTAACCGGCGTATCATCGTACCCTGTAAGAGTAATCGTGTTACTACCGTTATCTGTAACAGTTAAGTTTTGTGTTCCTACTAAATCTAATACACCAGTTAATCCTTCTAATGAAGTAACACCACCTCCACCACCACCAGCAGCATCAATAGTAATTTGATTAGAACCATTGTCTGTTAATGTAACGTTTGTTCCTGCAACAAATTTAATTGTATCAGTAGCACCTAAAGAAGGAACTAAATTAACATTTACATCGTTTGTAGATTGTGCACTTGTTAAATCGTATGTTGTATCGGTTGAAGATATGCCAATCACATTGACGCCTGTAAAGTTAACGTCCGTTGCAGTTTGAAAGTCTACTACCGCACTAGAAAACTTAATTGGCATCAAATTGCCTAAACCATCACTTAATTGTTTTAAAGAAGCAAATCCACTTGTATTGTCACCTATTTTAATAAGTGAATCGTAAGTTGACTGTACTGAATTTCCTGTTAATGTTGCCATGTTCTATTTTTTATTAGCAGTTACAATTATCATCACAATGACATCCACTACTATAAGGCATCACTATACCACTATTGTATGGACTTCTTTTATTGGGCATCATACCATCACTGCCTGGTTGATTATAATCTGGGAATGCAGTACCATTATCACAAAGGTAATCTACCATTCTAGCCATATAAAATTGTGCTGTATCTAATGTATTTTCTCTTAGATATTTCATTTCATCAAACCCAGTATTAAGTGATTCCTCACTAGATGGATTTAATATAGATTTATTTTTAAACTTATAATTTAGAGTAGGTATTGCTAAATACAGAGAATAATTTGCTAATGCAGGACTTATATAATCGTTTATAAGTGCTTCTTCTTCTGTAGTCAACGTAGTACCTGAAACAGCTGTTTTAAGCGAATTATAAAACTTAGTTCCCAATACATCCTGCACATATATGTCTTGTGCTTGTAATACAAAAGGCATTAAGTCATTAGGTTCTACATTATCATGTATTGCCGTAAGTGATTTTAGCCTTGCTTCCGATATGAATAATACGTTTGCCATTATACTTCTCCTTCTATATTTTTATCAAAGTTTAGTTTAGCTGGTTCAATTGTAACAGGTAGTGATAATCCCATTCCATTTGTCATCATTGTAAATGATTTATTCAGCACTTTTTGTATAGGCATTATAACAGTTGACATGAAGTGTGTGTATGCTACTTCTAATTCATCTGCATTACTACCTAAACCACCACCATCTCTAATTCCTACTAACAGTGGTGATGTAATTCTGTGTGCTGTTAATATTCTACTAGTAATTCGTTCCTCTAACACGATATAATAGTCGTCATTAGGCGAGTCTACTGTTGTTACTTGCGGTGCCTTCTCACTCCCATCGGAGAATGACAAAAACACTCTACCTGCGTTATCTTCGCTACTAAACGAATTAACTAAGTCTTTATAAATGCTTCTCTGTTCATCAGGTGTAGGTAAACCATTAGGCATGTTAATGAACAATGAAGGAGACATTCCATTACTAATATTAGCGTTGTGGAATTTACTTATTCTAGCATCTAATTCAATATCATTTACAGCACCCATATAAGATGGTAATGGGTAAACTTCTAATCCTGGAGAATAGTTAAAGTGATAAAATATTTGTGATGCATTATCACCTTTGTTTTCTGTCATAGAATAAGCCTGATATCTTGTTGGCTTATATTTACGAATATTTTCCCAATTTGATGAATAGTAATAATCATTTACTCTATCCATTTCATCTAACTTTCCTGAACGAACATTAGCAAATGGTAAGTGATATAATTCTACAATTTTATCTCCAGCCCTATTCCAGATTGGGTTTAAAGAATAACCACCGAACACTAAATAATCTAAAGCTGCTTTTTCATACACTTCATTTAATGTCTCACCAGTTGAATTGGCTATATCATCGCCCATAACGCGTATTCCCTCGCCTATAACCGCATCAAGCTTAGCCTGCACGGCAGTATTGTGGATTGCAGAGGTATTCAGTAATCCAACGAGTTTACCAGGAAAATGATTCCTAACTCCATACGATACCCAATCTTTACCTCTAACTTCTCTGAATTCAGGTAGGTTGATTGCCTCTAAGTTAAGTATATGAAGCATTTTGTCATCTACTTTTGATTTATATTCTTTCTTACTCATCTAAATAATGTATATTGTTCGTTTTCTTCATTAGGACTAACATATGCTACATCACTAACAAACGCATTTTTAACTTTTACTAATTCATTCAATACAGGTACACGTTGTGAACCAGATTTAAATACTACTGTATAATATCCTCCTATATCTTCAGTTTGTAACTTTGTATTAGTAAATGACCATATAAATGACAGATATCGTTCAGTTGCTGTTGCAACAGACAATGGTATAAAAGCATCAGTACCAGATAAATCAGCACCATTTAGAATTAACTCGTTACTATATAAACCAGTCAATATCATTCTATCCGGAATGGTTGCTACCTCCGGTCTGTAGATAGTTAATACTCCTCCTTGTCCTGTGAAATCTAATGTCATTCTACAATGTTTTACGTAATTAAATATAAATTGGCATGAAATTGTATCGATAATAAAAAAGGGGGAACTTGCGTCCCCCCTTTCCCTTTATATATTCTGAAAAATTACACTGCTGTAATTCCAGTGACCTCTAACATTGGGCCATTATCTATACCTGTGAATTCAATGGTCAAACCATTTCTATCGCCATATGCTGTGCCTGATTCTTCAGTTGAAGAAGTTGCAACAGCACCTCTGTCGTTGCCTACCATCCAGAAATACCCGTTGTTATCTTTTACAATAACAAGTAACTTAGCACTAATTGCTAATTGATATAATTCTGTGAGTTTAGTAGCTTCTATTTTATTAAATACGGCTGAAGCAACTGAGGTAAAGAATACAGTTCCGTTTTCATCGCTGAATGTTCCTGTTTCTGTTAACGCCCCTGTTTGCTTAACCAACTCGTATTTGTCCATAGAAGCTAAATCGGCTGCAAGTGGTGAACCATCAACTGTGATGGTTGTTACTGCTGTAGCCCCTGAATCAGGAGTACCTCCGATTGCTAAACTAGTTTCAACGTTTTCGATGTAAATAGCTTCAATACCACCGACATTATCACGGCAGTCGAGGGCGATGCCCGCTAGTGTTGTACAATTATTTGCCATAGTTTCAGTGGTTTAGTATTGATTATTGAGTTCTAGCTTTGTTAGCGATTACTGCCAAGCTTGGTTCGACAACTGCCATTCCGATTGCCCACTTCATAGTAGCACGGACTTGGTCGTTATCTTCACTATACCAAAGCTTAAACTGTTCGAAATCACCTGTCAAGTCAGTACCTAAAATGATATTAGAAGCACGAGTCAAGATTCTAGTGTTCTTACCATCTGTTTGGTCTTTGATACCTGCTGAAGCAACAACTCTAACGTTTGTTCCTGGGATAAACAAGTTCTGCATATCAGGTGAGATGTGGTAGTAGTTACCTTGAGTAACACCTAAAGCCAATGCTTTATAGTCACCAACGGATACTGTCAATACCAAATCATCAGCCATAGATACTTCACCTGGAAGACCTTCAAATAAAGCCTGTGCACCTGCAACAGAAGTTGTAGCTGTCCAATCGATGTCATATCCTGCAACGTTTACTCCTGAAGTTGCGATAGGTGCTTGAATACCTGGGCAATTAGTAGTACCTGCGATGATATACTTTTCGTTATAGTTTTGTAATTTTTCAACAAAGTAGTTAGCGAATACAGCTTCCTGTGGCAAGTTCTCACTTGAACCGAATTGTCCTGCTGCTAAGCTTTTAGCCATAAAGGTATCACGCAATGCCTGTGGGCAGAATTCGTGTTGTACTTTAGGGTGATAGATGCACATATCAACCTGTGAGATTGATGCTGTGTTGTTAGCATCCCAACCGCATGTGTTTCCATCTTGAACGTTGAAAGTATCTTCCAACAATGGAATTGCGACTGAATTGCCTTTTAAACCTGCACGTACGTCTACGTAAGATGCAAGGTTTGTTCCGAGTACTGCCTTCGAAATTAATTCGAATGACGTCTCGTCTACATATTGAGTTAAGCCGGATAAATCAAATCCTAAGCCGTCTGCTGGTGCTGCCATAATTATTTAGTTTTAATTGGGTTAAATTTTGAGGTCTCCTGTCTAAATTGTAAGATTTTATCAAACCTAGCTTTAGCCATATCACCTTGTACTTTTTGAACATCGTCCAAATTGTTAGTGATTTTAGCTGCTGCTGGTTCATCCTTAAACGCGTGGAATTCCTCTTGTGTCGCGTTTATTCTGGATTCTAGATTCTCAAGTCCACTTTGGATTGAGTTTAATGATTCGACTAAACTGTCGATAGCTTCAGCTGAAAGTGAAATTGTTTCTTCTGTCTCTTCAGTCTCTAATTCGACTTCTGATTCAACTTCTTCAACTTCCTTCGCTTCACCATCTTCAACTTCGTCAATAGCGGTAATCACACCTACTCTGTCAGTAGTAAATACGATGCCATCAGTGGTTTCGTGCTTTCCTTCAGGGGCTTCAACGCGTTCTCCCTCAGAAGTAATTACAAAGGCTTGTTTGCCTACTTCGAACTCACCATCGGCTTCAAATTTAGTACCATCCATGAGGGTGGCTGCCGCTAATTTAACATCCTCAACCAAAGTATCTACAGTCTCACCTTCAGGGGCTACTCCTAGCATCACTTTAATTGACTTAATTGCTTCATTTGCAGTCATTATAAATTGTTTTTAATGGGTTTAAATTCGTGTTTAAATATAATCGGCGAAGACATCGTGACATGTCATTTATCACGTTTATCTCGCGTTATAATCGCACGTATGTTGATGTACAATGCGGTAATTAGTACTAATATTGCTAATCCCATTTCTACATGGGCAATACACGTGCCAAGTGCACCAGCTGATACAGTATTGGCTAATAATATTTCCTTATTCATCGACACTTTCTAAGATTTTAATTATGTTTGAGAGTGTTTGTTCACTCAATTTACTACTAGCCATTTTCTCAATGAATGGTCCAGCTAAACTAAAACCTTTTAATTCTCCTTCCTTAATTTTACGCCACGTCTCATCATCGTTAATTTTGTAAGACACATACCAGGTTCCCATAGGTAATGCAAAACCCATTTTATATGCTTTGTCATACATTTTATCTTCACTAATCCAGCTTTCTAACAGTGTGTTTTGTGTTGTAATTTCGAATGAATGGTCTACGTCTGTATTATTATGCTTATTTAATTTAAGGAACTTCTCAGCCATTTTTTCTACAGTAGATTTTGTAAAATAAATGTAATATGGGTTTCCTTCTTCATCTCTACGGAGAATCATTTTATTTGGAATCATAAGTGGTCCTGTAGCTATTCTCTTATCATCATCAAAGCTGAAAGCAAATGTTTGTGATGCTTTTTCACTTCTAATTTGTTTGAGTTTTCTTTCTGCCCAATCAATACCAGCATCGCCACCCCATGCGTCCCACATTATACCACCACAACCTTCTCCATATGGTGTATTTTTATTTTGCTGTTGTCTACGAAATGCTGACATTCTAGCGATAGTTTCTTCACTTATAGGTTGTCTTTTAGCTAATTGATTAGCCCTACGTTTTCCTACAGGTGTTCCGCATGAACCCCAACCATTTTCATCAGCCCATTTTAAAGCACGTTTAGCATTGTTAGAAGCTGCCTGAGGATAATCAGTATATGACTCTAATGTGACATCATATGAACTTCCATGCTGTTTACCGCACATCCAGCTACCATCTGGCATTTTATGTTCGTATCCATCAGGACAATCAGCATTTCTACGTTGTTCAGCAAATTCTTCATCACTGAACGCCATAAAATCAACACCAATAGCAGGTGAATCAACTATTGACACTACTTCTACGCCATACTCCTCTAATTGTTCTTCATCGTAACCCTCCATATCAATGTCGAGTTCTACTATTCTGTTAATTACTTCTTGTTCCATTTTATAATCTTGCTAAGTTAATGATTTGTGCCTCGGCTTCTTGTTGAGATGTAACATTCCCCGCGAGTACATATGTTTGTGTAGCACCTCCGGTACCTCCTCCACCTACTGTTCCAGGTCCTGTAACTGTTCCACCAGCTTGCTGATTTCCTAAGTTATAGTTGATAGAACCTGCGGCAGCTGTGCCTCCTCCTGAAGTTCCTGCAACATCTCCACTACTATTTTTATATTTTGCAATAGTTGCTGCAGCAATTGATGCTAATTGTATACCTGTATTAAGGTTTACTGCGGTATTTGCAGAAGCTAAATAAGCAGGACCAGCTGGTCCTAAAGACGCTGCATAAGCTATGTTAGCACCTTTAGCTTTCGCTGCATTTACAATAACTTGTGCAACAGCTAATGCTTTATCTACAGCAAACAACGCATTTTGTGCTTTTTCATTTTCACCTGCTAAGGCACTTAATAATTGTACACCACCTTGTGCGGCTGCAAATTTAGCTTGTGCTAATGCTTCATCAGCTGCAATAATAGCATCGTTTCTTTCTTTAGTTGTCGCTATTTCTGTATCAAGTAGGTCTTGCTTACGGTTTGCTTCTTCTTCGTCTAATTCTCTGTTTAATTGTGCTGATTCTAATCTTACAATTTGTGCAGCTGTTTCACTTTCAATTAACGCAGCATTTGCTTCAGCTAAACCATCCTTAATTTCTCTACGTTCCTCATCAGTTGAAGCTAATTGTAATTGTAATGCTAATGTATCTCTTTCTTGTTGTGCTAGTAATACAGCATTATCAGCTAATTTTTCGTTAGCAGCATTTACTCTATCTAACGCTGCTTTTCTTTCATCATACGCACGTGTAGTGTCCTCAGATACTTTCTTTTGTGTTTCGAGTTCTTGGTTTAATTGTGCGTTTTGAACCAGTAAATCTTGTTGTAACTTGCGTAACTCGTTTTGTGCATCGATTAGACTGTTAGATGCTTCTACTGCGGCTACAACCGCTACAACAGTTTCGTTAAATACTTTAACTGCTTTCTCTCCAAAGTCCTGAACAACTTCTACTGCTTGAGTTACTACTGCAACTGTATCTTCAACACCTAATACTACTTTACCAACTGCGTTAGCTGCAATTGTACCTGCTTCTGCGAAATTACCTTTAAATAATTCACCTACTGCACGTGCTAAATTAGGTATTAATTCTAATATACCAGTAAATCGGTTTATTAAATTATCTACAATCGCTTGACCAAATGCTTTAAGTGATTCTACAGGGTCTTCGAATAATGGTTTTATTAAATCAACTAAATCAAAGAATATAGTTTGTAATTGACCAAATATAGCACCTAATGCTGCGGTAGTACCTTGTAATATTTTAGCACCTGTATCTGATTCTTTAAACCATGAAACTAATTGTGCTAATCCAGTTAATAATAAACCAATACCAGTAGCAGCGATAGCACCTTTCAATGCCTTAAAAGCACCTACACCTTTACCTTTAACAGCTGAAAAGAATGATTTAGCTTTACCACCTGATTTACCAATTTCTGAGGTGTTTTCTGCTACCTCTTCAGTATCCTTAGCTACACCTTTAAGTGCATCTTGTAGTTCGTCTAAATCGGTAATATAACCGTCTAACCCCTCTACTTTAAAAAATATTTTTACTTCTTCTTGTGCCATCTGTTATTAAATATAAGTGCGTTAAACATTTTCCCAATTAGTAGTAATTACCTCCCAGTTATCACTAATATTCTCCCATAATTGAGGTAAATCACCTGGTGGAATGAAGTCTTTAGGGCTAACTATAAAGTTATTGAGTCTAATTAAATCAACTTTAACTGATTGTTCTTTTGTTAAATCAGCTGAATAGATTTTTTCTACATAATACCATCCGTTTTTTAGGAATATAGCATCATCAAATGAATGATTAAGTAAATCATATTTATCTAATCTAAGATATGTTGTAAGTCGTCTACTAAACGGGTCGTATAATAAGTTAGTATAACCATTCCAGTAAACATCATAACATCCACTACCTAAGTCTTGTTGTGCTAAATTAAATCTAATGAATGTATTTTCTTTCTGCCAGTTAAGTGTTTGTGTTTGAGTATCTAAACCTTGCCATGCATCATCTCTATCACCCCACTCATTAAACTCACTAATCATAGGGAATTTAGTGTAACTATTTTGTGTACCAGTATCAGCATCCTGTAAATACCATGTAACATCTCTAGCTGGTGTAGTACCCGTATGTTTAAAACCATCATACCAGAACATTCGCATACCTGGTTTACATGGATTACGTAATACGACTGTATTATTACTTGGATTTACTTCAGCTACTTGGTCATGTATTTTAGCTATAATAAAATTATCAGCACCATTGTTAGCTTGTGCAGCACCATCAATTTGAGTTGTAGGTACTGGTTCTAACTTAGTTTTTATCTTACGTTCATCTTTCAACAATGGTTGTTGTGAATCAAAATTCAACGTACCATATACTTCACCTATATCAGTTTGATTTAATACATTAAGGAAATCTTCACCTTTCTTATCTTCGAATGTAATTCTTTCTTTTTGTGTATATAATAGAGGTGATATAGTAAGGTCTTTAGAAACATCTAATTTAGATGTCCAGTCTAATTGGTCACCTGTACCAATATAGTTTTGCCATGGTTCGATAACAAATTTATTAGGTATACTTCTATCAGGTGCCATAACTAATCTAAACTTAGATATAACATCTTTAATAAAATCCATCTGTAGATAATCACATGGGAAAGCAATACCAGGGTTACCTGATACCTCTTGTGTAACTCTTAATCTATTATTACCAGTAGTAATTTCACCACCGGTCCAATTTGAGTTACTATTTAACACCTGCATATCAATAAAAAATGCATCACCAACAACCGCAGTAATGTTTGAGGCTTGTAATGTAATACTACTAAAAACAAATTCAGGTAATTCTATGTCGTTTGGACCTATTACTTCAATATCTGCAAAATCTAATATAGTCTGGGTACCACCGGATGATTCCTTAATTAATCTAAATCTATATTCTACTTCACCAATAGCAGGTGGACCTACATCAAAGAAAGAAACAACTTGGAAACCTGATGCTATATCATACTTAGTAGGAGTAAATACAGGATATTCATTTGCAGATAAGTTAAAACCAGTATTAGATTGATAATTAATTGATATTTTATCAATACCAGTGTCTGATATATCTTGTGCTATGGAACTTCCCGCAGTAACTTGGGAATTTTGCAATATAGTTGCTTCCTCACCGAACGCACCGACGTATAAGTGACTGAATAAATTACTGTC